GGACACCTCTCATCCTTCCTAGCTGCCGTACCAACAATATACATCCTAACTTTGGACCTCCTTCCTCACATTTGGTAACCAATACTTCTCCCAGATATCACAAAGATCCATACCATCCTGATCGGAGAGATCCTTCCGGAGCTTAATCTCAGGGGGGAAGACCTTAAACCGATCCTTCACAGCCTTCACTCCATCGGTGCTAGTCACGAGGTATCTCCCCACCACTCTTTTTCCATTTACCACCTGGGCCTTAACCTCAATGGTCCCTACAATTTGGAAGAGAGAGACCGCCTCTTTTGCCATCCTTCCACTAAGCTCCGGCCCTCTCCAAATCACCTTCTCATCTTCCTCTTCATACTTATCCGTAGCCGTCACAATGAGGTGCTTCCGGTAGTCTGGGTTCTCATGAGTGGTCATGAGCATTAACTGGCGAAACACCTCACTTGTGAGTTCCCCAATCACCTGGTAGTCAGACCTAGTGGGTACCCCTACTCCCCGGGTGGCAAAATTCTCCTTTGGAGGATACTTGAGTGCAGCGGGCTTGATGTGTTGCTTGACTAGTTCCGTGGCACTATCCAGAACTATCCCTCCAAAGGTTTTATCATTCCGTAAAGTTCCGAGGATCTTATTAAGTCCCGATAGATCCTTCGGGACTATCATTGGCACATCTAACTCTCGGATTGTTGCCGCCCCACCTCCCTCACTGGCCTCCACCGGAATAAATAGTGTTCTCTTCCCATCAAACTTCTGAGTCAACCGGTCAAGTGACCCTGCGAGGTTTGTTTTCCCATTCCCAGAAGGTGCCCAGAGGAGCATTGCTAGCTTCGAGTTTGGCCCCAGGATATCATTGGAGCCATAAATATTTAGCCCTGGAATATTATACGTCAATAGTTCTCTTTTCCATCACGGGTATTTACTAGTCTTGCTCGTGATTTTAGAATTATCCAATCATTCAAATACTGACTGGGTATTGATTGATTAAGCGCCGACCTCGCAATCACCTCATCTCGCAGCCTCTGCCTAGTCTTCTTCCCACGATTTATACGCCTCATATCATACACTGAGGCCCTGGGCCACTATAGTCATCAAAGATTGCACAAATCCCAAATACTATCATTGCCATAAGGAAACACACAGCAGCGAGGTGGTTATCCAGGAATGCAATCATTAGGAATAGATTTACTATGGATAGAATAAGGTACATTCTATATCCCCTCTCCAATCTTTCGGTAATCCTCAACTTGTATAAACCCCGGATTCTCTAATGTTGATTGCCCTGTAAGATGAGGACTAAAGAACTGACATGCCCGGCCCCAGCGCTGATCCACACAATTGTCTCGGGTCCAGGGCTCCGCGTGGAGCCCGTTGGTCTGCATCATAATCATCCTCTGTCCTACTACAATCATCTCCCCTCGGGCTTGGGCTAGTTGCTCTGGAGTCCGGGTAACCACAATCCTATAGTAGGCCGGAGGTGTCACAGAGGGATTCTCTTTTAGCTTCTGTAACTCCTGCCTTGACCCACACACTGGACAGCACCAAGTTCCCTCCCCAGTAGGAATCCAGAGGCTAAACTCATAGCTCTCCTGGCAGGTCTTACATTTCCTCTTGGGGATGTAGCGCTTGGGTTTTTCCAAGACATTTACTAGAATACCTTGTACTTTTAACTCTGATGGATCTCCAATTGGAAGATACTCTCGTTGGTTAATCTGGAACTGGAGGGCAAGTATCTGATAGTTCGCCTGCATCCCCATTTCCCATCCTTGCATGAATTGTCCTAGGCCTACCTGAGGGCTTTTGGTCTTATACTCATGAATCCACCAACCAGGACTGAGGGTAAATGTGAGCCCCTCCTGGCCACTCTCGATTGTAGTTGGTTCTGGGACGTAGAAGTAGGCGTCTATTTTAGCGAGGCCCTCAAGAGGCTCTTGATAATGAAAAAATTTGAAACACTCAACACACTGATCCCCATGTTTTCGATTTTGGTTATAGTTTTTACCATGGGTAGGGCAAAACCAACCATTATCTGTAAGAGGAAACCTCAAGGGCTCCTCACATTTCACTAACTCCCAATTCTCCTCGGGATACCTCTGTGCATATCCACTCACAAGTTCTAGGGCCTGCACAACTAGATCCTGAGTTGGTGTGACCTCCTCAATCACCTCCCCTGGTATCTCTACCACACGATCCTCCTGCCATCTCCGGAGGCCCTCGTGGACTAAGGAGCCTAGCGCCAGGGCATCATCCCTCTGGGCTTTTGGCCAAGCCTTCCTCCTACGATGGCAGTAAAGCTCAAACCAATTTGCAGGGCAATAATTCCAAGCCCTATGTGCTGAATAGTCGAGGATCATCTAGAATCCATCCTCTGGATCTCTCCGGCCTATTGGGATGGGTGGGGGATCATTCCACTGAAATCTTGGCGCTTGGATTCTGATATTATTTCCCTCCCTATATATTTGTGCCATATCCGCAAGATTCAAAGGAGGCGCTCCCACTGCTCCTGCTCCTATCCCAGACTTCTTCTTTCTCTCCCCAAACTTTGGCACCTCTCCATGTGTCACTACAAACCACCGATCCTTTGCTACCTCCACTGGAAGTACTCCAACCACCTCTGTTCTCATCTTATCCCTGGGTATTGTGATTGGCCACATAGTCGTGCCCCTCTGACCGGCAAGCCAACTCCTCAAATCCAGGGGCTGGAGATCAAACTCACACTCCCCAATAGTCTCAATCATGGTTGTGTAGAGATGGTAGAATTCCATTGCAGGCACCACGGCAATGAGACGTCCCTGGAATTGTTTAAGCCAGAGATTAAATTTCTTTAACCCATCTGAGAGCCCCTCTTGCTTGGAGGTAACCTGAGGCCAAAGCTCAGGATTTTTTCGATAGAAGGAGTTGCTTTCATCTAGGCAGAAGGGTTGATTTAGTGCTGGGCGTAGGTTGATTTGGATTCCCTTCTCCCCTATGGCTGCCCCCACACTCACAATCTGCTTTGGCCCAGGTGCCACCCGATCCCTCAGGACTGAGAGCCCAATATGGATTATTGTTTTTGCCACTTCATGCCTCCCTTATTTAGCTTCCTCTCACACTCTTCACAAACAATCATTGGATCATCCCAAACTGTGAGAAAGATACACTCTTTCTCCTGGAGTTCCTTCTGACAGATTTGACAAAGGGTCACTTCTCCTTCTCTCCCAACTCCCCCAGAACCCACTTCAAAAGTCGCACCTTTTCATTGTATTGAACTCGTAGGGCCTGCCACGCTGGGAGTAAATCTTGTCTCTTAGCCTGGATATGCTCCTGAATGGTCCTCTCCGTGGAGAGTTTCTTCGTTTGCCAAAACTCCAGCTCCTCTTGGATTTCTCTCTCGGATCTCATGTTATGAATTCCTCACCTGAAGATCCAGTGTATGAAACGCCTTCTTTACCTCTCCCCACTGGTGGACTGCACCCATGTTTACTGTTCCAGGATTATTAAGCTCCTGTTGTTTGAGTGTAACCCATACTCGATAGGTCTCCGCAAATTCATTTGCAAGCTCTACCACATTTGGAGCAAGTGTGAAGAAGAAGGGATTCTTAATCTGAAAAAGTAGTGGCAGGCCCTGTAATAGCCGTCTTCGTTCCATAATTAGATCCTATTGGCCCTATTCCCACCGATATCCTCCAATGGACAGGAAGGGCCAGCCCTGGTCACCCACCGAACTAACTGCCTAGAGGTAAACCTCAGTATGATAGTTGGGGTGCTCACTCCCAAGAGTCGCATTACTACTATGCTACCCTGGGGCTAGCCCCAGGGCCATGTCTCGAAGATGGTTACTTACTCTTGGGGATCTTTTTTATCTTCATATAAATGTTCAAGACTGTATTTTTTGAGCCAATTGCACAAATTCCCGAGGGGTTGCCCAATAAACTTCCCCCACACGGCTGGGGTTGAGATAATAATTATCCCCTCCTCTGGGTCCACATCTACATTCACTTGCCCTGTGGCCCATTCTGATGTTATCCAGTATTTCCTTATCATAGACTACTCCCAATAAAACCTAACCCACATAGAGAACTGATGTCTGTAGAAAGGACCCACTCTTACATTTTCCCTTTCTCTCCAATACTCTCCCCACCAAAGAGTGAATTTCCACCCTGGATCTTTACTCACTTTCTCTATCTTTATCATAAATTTGTCGGAGGAGGATCTGGTTCAGGGAGATATGGCACATACCTAACCCCTAAAGTCCCACACTAGGTGCCCCTAGTTCTCCTCCTGGTGGGAAGCTCTATCTAACCATTGCCTGATATAGGCGATCTCCAATTACTAAGGGTCCTCCCTGGGCCTCCCATCCTAGTTGGATTTGGAGATTGACATTTGTAACTAGCCCAGTGGTATCATGTCCTTCTACAATCTGATACTCATCGTCTTTGTGCATCGCTACCTCCAGGAGATTTGGTCGCCCCGGAAGGGAAGGAGTTCCACCTTTGTCCCCGGCCCATGCGGCACTGCGTCTTATTGGGACTGCGGAGATGAGGACTATTACCTCTCCCAGGGCTATTGTTTGGCCACCGTTGCCCTCCAATCTCTCTAGGTACGAGCTAGAATAGCCGGAGTAGTGTGGCCCTTGGCCCAAAGGCGTAGCACCCTTGGGTTGCCTTCCCACCGCTAGTGCGGGGGAGTTGTGCCCATCCCTATAGACTACCATAGGACGGGGCTTGATGTCAACTAAAAATACATTAAACTCTGATTAACCCACGCTGATTGTGGGCCACCATTCCCAATCGGTCTGAAACAACTCAAAAAATCGGTCCCAACTCATCCCATAGGGGCTAGTCCAGAAATGAATCTCATCATCCAGCCCCCCTGAGACAAAAACCCTTTCCCCCCCGCCCAATGCCCGACTCAC